ATGCCTCTTTCAGTTCTTCACCTACTTTGCCTGTAAGTTCTGCTGATTTTTCATATACGGTATTAAGTTTTTCTTTTACCGATTTGGTGACATTGTCGTCATCTGTTTCAATTAAAAATAATTTGTCCATTTCTTTAAAAATTAAAGCCTGTTAGTATTGATTTGTTTAATTCAAAACCAAAACCATCAATAAGGCTCTTTTCGGCTTGTCTTGGGTCAGTGCTTTTTGTAAACATGCATTTACATTCAGGACATTCAACATCTTCACCAGTCAATGCGTTTTCATCATCATCAGGTTCAAATTCTGCCTTACAATTAGGGCATGTTATCATAGCGGCTGCCATAGATTTCAAGTGAAACTCTTTGCCTAAATTAAAGTATTCGGTATTTATTTGTTTTAGTTGTATTTCAAGTGCTGAATAAGTTTCATCCCTCATCCCGTCAATCCGTAAAGCCTTTAATAATTTGGCTTCTTTGTTTTGCAGTTCTTTTTTGCTCAAGGACTTCATGCCAGTTGTACGGGCTTCGGGATTTGCGCCCCATGTTACTGCGGAATGTTCATAAAGGTTCAGCTCTATCAACTCCCTGTACCATGTTTCCCAATTCTGTGCGTCTGGTTGGATGATAGCTGACTTAACAGTTTGGAAACCGATAGAGTTTTCCTCTACCAGCCCTTCGCCTATAAGTTTTAACGCATCTTCTGCAAAAGTAGCACCGCTTGTAACGGTTGCTTCATAATACAGCCCTTTAGCATCTTCCCTTAATACAGATGGCTTTGCCAATACCTTACCTGGATTGTGTTGCCATAAAAACAATATGGAGTTGTTGCCCTGCGGCCCGTTCTCTGCTATTGATTTTGAAAAAGCACCGGGTAAAATAATGTCGTCGTCTAAATCTTTATTGCCGAAAATACTCGCATACCCTGTGACTGTCTTTTTTGCCGGGTCTACATCGGTAATCATTGATGGGCTGGTAACAGCCTTATATTCGTATATCCCGGCGGGAATTGGTATCAATCCCGCTTTAGATTTCTGAAAATTACCGTGTACTTTTGACATATCGGTTATAAAAATATAATAACTTAAATGATTTATAAAAATTTTCGGGTAACACAATTGTTAATTGTTACCTTTGCGTATATGACAACAAATGAAGTTTTCGAGAAGATAACGAGTGAATTTAAGTGGTATGAGCCGCACTTTTCCCGCCAACATGCCTGTGTTTTATTGTAAACAATAATGTTAACTTTGACGTATAATATAACAAACAATATTTATTCACTTAAACACTTGACAAAATGAAAACTTATATTGTAATGTACGAAAACACGGAGGCTATAACTTTTAATGCTTTAAGCCTTGCAGATTTAGTTAGCATACTATCAGGTTATAATAAGGCCGATAGTATAGTTTCAATCACAGTATTTAAAAAACAATCATAACCACTCACTTAAACGCTTGACGGCAATGAAAAACTATTTAATAGCAAAAGACAAAAAAGGGATATTAAAAACATTTTCTAATATTTCAGAATTAAAAAATGATATAGACAACATATCATCATGGTTGAAAATTAAAGCAAATTCACATGGGGATGCGATTAAAAAATTTCCTTTATTAGAAGATAAATACAAGGAGATTAATAATACATCTGATTTAAAACACATTATAAATTTTGATGAATAATTAACCCGTTTAAGCCCGTCAGCGTACGGGTTAAAACACTACCGCAACGCTCAAAAGGCTTGCGGTTTTGGTAGTAAAAACCATTAACAAAATGAAAAATCACATTATCAACATCGTAACCGGGAACGCAAGCAGTAAAGAGAATACTATTGCGGTAGTAATTGGCTCTATTATCGTAGCCGTTTTTGTATTGACAATCGGTCAAGCACCAAAATACTAATGGCGGCTATATCAGCAGGCGTAGTAATAGGATTTTGCTTAGTCTGCATAACAGTAACTTTAATCAGGAGTATATTATGAAACCCTACACAACCCCCGAAATCTACCTGCTATTGGAAAATGCCAACTGCATGGAAGATGTACAGCGTATAGCTAACCACTTAAATGAGGCTGGCGTATTATCGCAATGGTCTGAATTGTTAAAAGTTTATGTAAATCTGTTTGTATGAATATTAGCCCTATAAGCAACTTACTAAAAGAGCAGAAACTTATTCTTAAAGAGCTTTATAGATGCCATTTAATGAGCCCAACGATGGGTGTAATTAAAGATGGAGTGTATAATGCTATTATACCTGAACCAACTGAATATGAAACAAATCTCCAATATCAATTAGATTATGTTTCTAAAAAAATAAATGATTATATCAATGGATATGAAAACCTACCAAGTACCTCCAGTAAACAAGCCACAACGCAAGCCAATACTTTATTGGGAAGCGTGGTGCAATAGCCCTGTAAAATTCTGTATTGAGGCTAATAATTCAATTGCTATACTACGCCACAAATACGGTAATAGTATGGTTTATAAGGCTGTAAGATGAAACGAAACCTCCTAATCCTCTCCGCAATCCTATTCATACTAATCCCACCAGATAAGTCAATAGGCTTTTTAGTAGAGCATGTATTCAGTGTGCAAAACTTTATAATCGGGCTTATAGGCTACACCATCTACATAGCCACCCGTAAAAGTAAAAACATAGATGAATTTTTAGGTCACAGGGATATACACGATAGTTTTAGAGAAAGGGTTAGGAGATGAAAATAACAGACGAACAGATACAAAAGTTTACCACAATAGTATTATTAATAATGACTTTGGCAACGGCTTTCGTACTTATCTGTGTGGGCATTGTATTTTTTAAGGAAAACTTACAAGGAATTAATATTATGACACTAACAATAATTATAACCGTGTATTTAAGTGGCTTTATATGTAGCTATTACATGTTAAAACATTATATAATCTTAACAGAAAATGATTGGGATTGGGGGTATATTAAGGTATGTATTGGTTTATCATTATTATTTTCATGGTTGCCATTCTTATTTATATTAATTAAAAAATTAAAAGAAAAGTTACCACCCAATCCTCCAAAATGGCTATGACCCCTTACGTTAAGCAACTTTCAAAATAGGCAACCCATTGCTACCCACCAAAGGCACAACCGCCAATGAGCATCGACAGTTAATAACCTCATTAGCAGGCGCACTAATATCACCGGGATACATCATTTCAGAATTCCCTACCATGAACAACTCATCCATACCGATAGCTGGCTGTCCATCCATTGCGGCATGGTCTGGTCTGGTATTAGCGTCCAGTACAGGTATCCAGATTTTACCTGTCTCATAGTCCGACGACTCACCACCTAAAAAAGCACCCTTATTAGCTGCCGTAGTACTTTCAGTGCGTGCGATACGCAAAGCCCTATCCCGGTTAAAGTCTTTATCGCTCAATTTGTTTACCAAATCATCTGCTCTTTGCGAAGTAGGCAAATCCTGATTACCAGCAAGGATATTCATAATAACTTCACGGGTTGTTTCTGTTACTTGCTTAATCCGTGTGCCACCGTCCGTTTCAAAGAACAGGCTCATTAACTTACGCCAATACTCACTAAATAAACTCTCCGATTTCTGCTGCCCTAACTTCTGCACCCGGTTATAAGTCCACTTCGCATGTGCCACGCCTACCATTGTATAACAACGTTTATAAGCATTAGCCATAGGCTGTGGCGATACCAATACGGTTATCTTTTGGTCTATACCGTTAATGCCATGCAATGATACCCAATCAATAACTGGCTTAACCTGATTATCTAATGCCAGTTTGAAGTTACGATACTGCTGCCGCTCGTAGGAATGATGCGCAACCTTAAAATCCCTTGCGTATTGCTGCCTGTTAAAGCGAACTGTCGTTAGCTCCTGAGTTATTGTTGCCATTGTTATTTGCGCCGTTGCCTATGTTATTGTTCTGTCCAGCCTGTGTAAAGTTCGCATCCGTCATAGACAAATCATCCAGCAAGGTATAAGATGACGGTATAATTATCTTATCCATATTAGGCTCACGGCTTTCACCAAATCCCATGCCCTGTAGCTTCTGGTTAGGGGTAAGCCACCAACTTGTATTCATCCAGTTTGCCACATTGCCCATATCTTCCTGCATGTCAGGAAGTGTGGTTGTATCTATCTGGATAACATACTTTTTATCCGGTGTATTATAAGCCGGGCAAATATCTCTTGTTAGTTTGTCGGAAATCAGGTTAGCTAATGGCATAACGCAATTATAGATAAATTGCTTCATGTGCGCCGATACATTATTGTCGGTACTGGCTGACATATCATTCAGTAAGGTAATTGGAATATGGTATATGTTAGCTATATCCGTACGGTCAAACTGCAAACTTTCCAGTAACATCATATCGGATACAGGCAATCCTATCTGTTGCCAGTTCAATGTTGCACCTGATGCAAATATACGGTCTATCAATTCATTGCCGCCCCTGCGTTTTGCTATCTGCTCTTTCAGGTCTGCTGCTTGTACAGATGTCATCTCCGGTGAATTAGGGCCGGGTGATAATATACCCATAGCACCGCCGTTTTTCATCTGCTTGTTAGCCTCAATCCTGCCATCCCTGTTCTTTTGTATGGTCAGCCTTGCCGCCATTAAGGGAGATTGCCCATATAGTTGCGACCCATAATTGGTGTAATTCGGGTTGAAAGTCTTTAAGTGCGATACGCAGTCAGCCGAAAAATCAAATATATCAGAGCCAAAGAAACGCTGGTTAATGATGCGATAGCCCTGTACTGGTGTTAATTCACCCCCTGAAATGATTTGTATAAACTGCGATGGCAGTACATACATCTCTTTCCATTGTTTCTTTGATGGTATCAGCCCGTTGTAGTAGTTGTAGGTGTTCCCTGTGAGTAAATAAAACCCTGCATAATTCTTAACCCAATCCGTCCATGTCTGGTATTTATTAGGGGTAGCGAGCAAATCTGAAATAGGCTGGACATATTTTTCTTTCATGTCCTTTAACTCAATTTCTTTGGCCTTTATGCGGCCTACATCGGTATTGGATTGCAGAAAATTACGGTATTTCTGTACGCTGGAAACCTTATCTTTAGTCACTTCATATACTATCGGCGTACACATAGCCAGTTTTTGTAGTATCAGGTCAACACAGGTATAAACATCGGCGTTAAACTGATAGCCTTGTTGTACATAGGTGAATGTATTATCGGCTAATTGTACAGGCTGGCCATTATTCAGCCAGCCATATAATGCTGTTTGATAGGCAGTAAGGTTTGATGTAACTATTTGAAGTTCGGTATTGGCTTTCTTTAATTCGCTATCTTTCCTGATAACTTCTAACTCTACTTCAAGTAAGTCTTTCTTTGTAGCTAATCCAAACATCCTGTTAAATTTCCGTAAATATAATTTCTAATAACGGTAATTGCAAATAAGGTGATTTTACCAAGCGGATGTCCACGACTGGATAGTTCCTACATTAAAACGCTCCCGCATCATAAACATATCCATCAAATCTGGTGATTGACCATTTAATTTGGCTTTCATTTCATCCTTGCCTATAATCCTTAGTTTACCATCCATGTCAACCTTATCACGCTTTATAGCCTTCCTTTCTAGCATAAATCTTTGCCTTACTGTCATTTTTTCATCATACATCATATTGGCCACATACTCGCTTACTTTGTATTTACCAAGTGATACTTTATCGCCAGATAAATAATAACATTCTGTTTTTAAATTAAAATAATTCTCTCCCTGTGGCTTCCCATTTTGAAATATAGGTTTTTGAGATGTAAGCGGAGAACCGCCATTTAAAAATGGTATTGCACCGACTATATAGCCATCAATATAGCCACCTACGCCATCATTGTCATACGTTATATCTTT